AAGTCAAAAAAGACCCGTCCCAAAGAGGGACTAATTTCTGGTGGTGAGCCACCAACTTTCAGTATTTCTGAAGACCATGGCAAATTTGCCATAGTTGCCATCTGCACTAAGCTTATGGTCCTCGAATATTTTTCGAGTCGTGAGTATAAGTTACTCGAGAGGCATGTTCCTCTCCATCAAAGGGAAATCCTTGATGTGCTTAATGCACGAGATCGCAAGATCTTGCATTCGACTCTTCTGGAGTCCAATGCACGCCTAAATCGGCTGGCCAGACCGGCCACAGAGGCGGAAGCCTACTACGATCGTATTTATGACCGTGCATTGTATGGATGGCGTGCCATCGCAATGACTGTACTTAACTGTACACTCCTCAAAGAGGAGATTGTCTGGTTTGACGAAGACCTTGTGTCCTCTGTCATCTCATTCAAGAAGTGGTATTTCCACTCGTGCTTTTCGCACCATATCATTGATACTGATGGCCGTGTTGTATGGCCAGGTGTTGACAACACCATTACGTTACTTAAACGTCTAAGTGCATGGATCACTTATTACGGTGCTTTCTCTACGGAAACACATCGTCCTCGCGACATTGACGCGATGCCTGGCTCATCACCAGGTCGTCAGACTCTGACTTGGTTTGGCGGTGGCTTGTCATCGCTAAGGGAGCCTTGGTTGCTCCCCCCGACCAAAGTTAACGTACATACGTTATCCACTATGAGTGGCTTCTCTCGGGCTCTGCCGTGCGCATCCTCGGAAATGGCACAGGCCGCTGGGAAGGAGACCTTTTCGGTCTTGACTACAAGTCATACGACGGATCCGTCGTGGGTAAGTTTGTTTTCTACCGCCGCATATCGCGTCGGGAAACAAATGAAGCATAAGCTACCCACAGTGACTCACTGTAGCATTAACAGCTCTGCCTGTTATGAGGCAACCCAAGAACAGGGTGGTACGGCTTCCGTAGTCGTCACAGGGGTTAATAAACTCCTTTCCAGGCGCATTGATCTGGATCTCATCGAATTAGATGAACTGCCAGAGGCACTTTATGACCCTTTTGGTCGAGCAGCCGTAGCCGAGCTTGCTTGCGACCTGGTCAGGCTTCGAAAGGAAGCCATCCTATCCGGTAAAACGGTTAGGGTTATGGATATGCCCATTCCCGCATTTGGCGGGATCTCTAGGCCAATGCCATTTGGCTTTGTTGCGTATCGCAAGGGTCAGAGGGCCGATGAAGGCCGTACACGATTTTCGTGGAACTTGGGTCATTCCCAATACGGTAGTTACCGTGTAAACCTCGATTATGAGGACACATACGGCAGTCAAGATGCCGTGAGTTACAATGAAACTCTTGGATCCTCCGTGGCCGTTTGGGCCTTTTCGGAAGCACTCCAATATGGTCATTTTGTAGACCATAAACGCAATCGCGTTGAACCAGTTATTCCTGGACTCGCGTTGTTTCGCGAAAAGGGCGTTAAGCTCTTTGTTCAGGACAAACCTGTCCCGGCCAAGTTTATGGTTTTGGAGGAACCAGGGTGGAAATCCCGGGCCCTAACCAAGAACAAAGCCTTTGTAGTAATACTACAAGCCTTATTGAGGCATGCACTGGCGGATGTGCTTTCGGCTGATGGCCGATGTGGCTTCGGTTTGAAGTCATCCTATATTTTATGGGATTTTCTTAAGTTTCTTAAGAAACAGAGAACAAACTCTAAGTGGTACTATGTGTCCACGGATCTTAGTTCGGCGACGGACTTGATCCCTCATGACGTCTTGAACGCCATGTGGTCAGGATTCCTGGCAGGGATGGGTTTTACCCATGACCACCCATTGTGGTCTTTGGCCAATATGATAATGGTCAATCACACTCTCGAATGGAATGTGAAGAAAGGTGTTAACCTTGTGGGGGATCATCTCCGCGGTTCCTTTATGGGTGAACCAGTCTCGTTTATGGGACTTACTCTCTACAACTTGTGTGTAGGTGAGGTGGCCGGGTTTATCCGGCTTCAGGCTTACAGCCTGTTCCGCTCCTCCTCCGAGATCATTTGGAACTCGAAGTTGAGGCGGAAATTCCTACTTTCGGGGCCAAACCCAACGGGTTTTGTTGTCATCACGGGTGATGATCGAACAGAGGTCACTGACCTATCGGATATGTTTCCGATTATAAACTATGTTTATAAGTCCACTGGGGCTAAACCGTCGATTGGAAAAAACACGGTTTCTCATTATCATGGAATCCATGCTGAGAACCATCTCTTTAATGATGGCGGTACTCATGTGTACCTCGACATTGTCAAGTCAAAACTTTTGACACCGTCAACACGGTTTCACTCAGATAACCAATCGAGTATTCTGGGTAAGGGTAGTTCCCTATTCCTGCAACTGGAATGGCTCAAAGAAGCTAAGTTCTTTGACTCTGCCTTCATTTCTAGGCATGTGAACCATCTCTATATAGATATGGTCCGGAAAGGGTTTCCTTTCAGCGTCATTCGACGCGCTGGGCAATTGCCAATCGAGTTCCCCCCATGTGTTGGTGGGATTCGATTTCCCGGAGACTTCAAGGAAGTCTGTACACGTCACCGAGACGTGTACGGGTATGTCAAGTGGCTCTTGACAATACCGGTAGAAGAATTTCTACAGGAGACCATCCGGCTACGGGCGATCTCCTCTGGGGTCAAACGAGGACTCCCAAGCGACTTTACGTCGCCAATGTGGCAACGCATTTTGACATTTGGTCGCGACCACAAATTCGTGGTGTCGGATAAATTTGATCCGAATGAGCGTGAATCGTTGCACACAATGCGCAGTGTGCTAGATTACGCACGCGTTCATTTGCCGGAAATTCCGGTATCACCCAACACTGGGTTTCCTCAGGTGAACCTCACGCTTCGTGAAGTTTATCAGAGGTTCGGCTTTTTGCCGCTCGAGAGTTTTCTCGATCTCCTTGAACGTCAAACGACGTTTTTCAAGGCCTTCACTGAAGGTCCTAAGCCTCTTGAGAAGCTTAGTTTCCAGAAATATCTGGGACGCTTATCGCGTTTCTACCGAGAGGCCCTGGTCCGAGTGTCCAGTGTTCCTCTTCATGAGATAGACTTAGATCTTAAGTCCATGGATGATATCCATTGGCGGTTCCAACAACGGTTGAAAACCGTCATACACATAGACTGTGTAGCAAAAGGTGCATTGCACTTGGGCCCAAGTCTTCACTTGGACCTTACCTCCTCAGGGAGGGCGAGATCATATCTCGGTGAGCAAAATATGCTGGATCACACCATCGGTGCGTATCTTCGGCGATTAGCCGATGATGACGAACACGTCATCATATTCCGGGATGAGTGGGCCTCGGCCCAACCGGTTGTCAACAAACGTTGACTGATTACCTTTTAATAGGTACTGTGCGATCGCACGAGCCTTTCGGCTAAAGCAAAT